TTATACTTCTCATCAGGAACTTCAGCCTGCAACTTATCTTTCTCGTTGATAAGGTTAGCTAGCAGGGTTCCAATCACCTTCAACTCGCCCTGATAAGAAGACTTCAGTTGCTTAACAGAGGCACGCTTTGAAAAGATATCATCGAGGTTGAAACAGTTCTTGATAATCTTGCGCTTATCCTCTGGAGTCGAGTCGAGGAAAGTAAACGTAGAGTGCTGACCAAATACTACTGATGCCAGGAAAGATTTATAATCACTTTCAAGCAATTCCTCTAATGCCTCTTGAGTTTGAGTCGCATTGGCCTTGTTCACCAGGGTGCCGTTAACCTCTACGTCCAATCCAGTGGGTCTCTTAGACCTCGTAATTACAATGGTGCCAGTACCCTTCTTGTCAATTTCAACGCACACAGAGCAATCCTTGCCAGCCTGAGAGTTAACTAGAGCCGCCTCAGTAGACTTTCGGATCGTGGTGCCATAGATACCCCAGGTGACAGCCTCAAATAAAGCACTCTTACCCGCGCCGTTAGATCCTCCACTATCTTTATTGTGACCAAGTATCCTGGTGATACCGGCAAGATTGGAGAAATCTAATTCTAAACTCTTAAATGAATAGAAGTTTTTAGCTTTGATCTTCTTGATCTGCATAATCTTTGATAAGGTTTAACCCCTCCTCTAGTCTCTCCTTCGGTATTGTTGAACATTGCTCTTCAATATACTTCCCAATGATATCTGCATCAATTACAGTTAAAGGCACATTAGGATCATAGCCAGACAATCTTTCATTTAGAGTGTCGTCGTAAACAGGCTGAAACTTTAAATCCACGTAAGCCACTTTAAATTTATTAGCGATGTCGGCGCGAAGAAGAGATGGTGGATCTTCTGAAAATTTATCAATGGTTACTCGCAAAAGAGTGAAGTAATTAGAATCCGATATCTCGTCCTTCATTGCCTCAAGAGCATCGTAAGGAGCCTCATAGAATCGTGGTCCAAATCCTACTTTAAATTTATTAAGTGGACCCCAGCCGCCAGAAGTTTCTTCCAACACACCCACATAATGTTCATTATCGGATTCACCAAAATTAGTAGACCAGGGAGTTCCCAAAATAGTTACATGCTCATCCTCAACATACTTATGAATGTGTCCTAAAATAGTGCGGCACCCAAAGTCCTTCAGTTTAAGATCAGAATCAAAGCCACGGATACCAAGGTGAGCAGGGCAATAGCTGAAATGGCCGAAAGCGATATAATTATCATCAGATCCTCTATGTAGGTGCTCCTTAATCGTCTCTTCGTTTTCATAATGTGGTATCAACAAGAATTTAAGATCAATATCAGTTAAGGTCTGCTGGACAAGCCGCACTTTCGACCCTGGGTAGCAAAGTGTTTCCAGCGCAGTCAACCCGTCATCGTTTCTATTTTGCGAATCATGGTTTCCTCTGAGCACGTAAATGAATTTAAGTCCTGGCGTGAGTGCCAGTTTCTTAAACATCTTATGAGTTGCTACGATTACCTCTGGAGACGGTTTTCTGTGGTGATAGATGTCACCTAAGAAAACAACGTGAGTAGGCTTGTGCTCATTGACAAGCCGGATCGTAGATTCTATTTGGCTCTGGAGATACCCTTCACACTTGGTATCATAGTGAGTATCTCCAATGATCAAGCATTTCTTCACAGACTCTCCTTTGTAATGCCTAGTTTGCAAAGATCATCTCTCATTAGCTCGTAAATTCCTTCAGCGAGCATTCTAATTTCATACTGAGCATCTGGCTTTAGCCGTTGATGCAAGAACCAGATAACGCTTTGCAGGCTAAGGGTCCAGTATGCTTTGGTATACATACACTGAGGGAGAACGCCTCTTGCTTGCTCCTTGGCTACCCCATTCTTAATCATGCGATTATACATGTAAAGAGCGTTAGAGCATAACTGATTCATATACTCGATGACCTCACCAGGATACATATACCCCATGGTATTCTCATCCATCGGATTCTCATACTTACCAGAAGACTGCTTGTTACCGTGTGGAGGATTAGACCTTAATTCCGAAGGAATATAGTAATCGTCTGAAGTCTTAGTATATCTGCCACTAACCTCATTCCAGGAGCATCCCTTGTCGATATCATACAAGTGGTCGAACTCCTCAATAAATATCTCCCTTCCGTCAGCTTCTACTGACCTAAACCCCGAACCAACTTGATATTTCATCAACTGCCGTGCCACAAAAATAGGCAGCTTTACTTGAAATGTATAGTAGCTGTGACGGAAGGGAGATGTGTGTTCATGCTTCCACAGAAACCTAGTGAGTCTCTGGTCTTTCTCATCAAATTCATCCTTCTGAAAATCGTAGGAGCATCTTGCAGCATTTACTGTCTTAAGTGCTGAATCAGCCATCATACGGTCAACCAAAGAAACGGAACTCTTTTTATCTTTAAGAAAGTCTATCATAGAGGTACATAGTGTAGGAGTATTATAGCCGTGAGCAGAAGTAACCTTAGCGTTTTATTAGAAAAAAGAAAAGGCACCATGCCAAAGAAATTCTCCGTAAAAAGTGGTGACAAGTCTGCGGCAGGTGGACTTACTGCTAAAGGAGTAAAAAGATACAGGGCTGCAAACCCTGGTTCTAAGCTAAAGACTGCTGTTACCACAAAGCCCTCAAAGCTTAAAAAAGGTAGCAAATCTGCTAAACGTCGCAAGTCTTTCTGTGCTAGAATGGGGGGTATGAAGAAGCGTATGACATCGGCTAAAACTCGTAGAGATCCTGACAGTCGTATCAACAAGGCTCTCCGTAAGTGGAACTGCTCTACAGATGTTAACCCTGGCATGAAGGCTTCTATTGCTGAGAGGGTACTTGAAAACTTGACCGATCAACAAGGCAAGAAAGTATCAGGACTTACACCAAAAGAAGCTAGAAAATTCAGAGGGATGCAGGCATCGGTGCCTGTTCGAATGGCCCTCCGTCGCCCTAAGAAACAAACGACTACTAGTACCAAAACAGATACTGAAAAGAGAGATGCAGGTGGCAATTAAAAAGAAGAATCCATACGCCATCTGCACTGCTTCTGTCGGTCGAAAAGACATGAACAAATATGAGCGTTGCGTTAAGAGCGTCAAGAAAGAGTCTATCGCAGTCATTGCAGAAGCTTGTTGGAAAGGTTGGGTTCAGAAGGGATTGAAGAAGAAGGGTAACCGAATGGTCCCTAATTGCGTCAAACAGTAAAGCATACTATATAAGAGTATGTTACTTGCAGCACTACTCGCCTTTGCCCCACAAGGACCCGTGGGTGTAAATTTAGAAACAGTCACTGACTGGCATCAACAAACCCCGTTTGTGAACGCCTTTAAAAGTTCTCGCGAGTGGGTGAGCCATCAAGCTAGCCCTTTTTCATGGGGTGGTGGGCCTGCAATCAACACAGACGATCTTGGGTGGCCTCAAAGTCTTGAGCCTAATCAATGGATTGAATCTATCATCTTTTCTGACGGGTCTCCTAATTACCCCGATGGTATCTATAACATTCGTTACGATGGTATCGGAACTCTGAAGCCTTTGGCAGGTGGTAACGGATCTGTTACGATTGTAGAGCAGAATCCAGGTCACATTAAAATTAATTTACAGGTTCCGAGCGATGGGTATTTTACTCTTAGGATTACAGACATCGTGCAGCCCATTGAAAACATTCGAGTATATCTTCCTGGGTATGATAACTCCAACAGAATATTCCACCCTGATTTTATGAAGAGCTTAGAGCCTTTCGATACCATCAGATTTATGAACTGGGGTCGGACAAACGATAACCCTGTGATTCATTGGTATGAAGCCACTAACTTTTTTAATTATACTCAGGCTACTTCGGAGGGAGTTCACCCTCTTTACATGATTGACCTGTGCAACAAAACAAAAAAGCACATGTGGATCTGTGTGCCTCACATGGCAAACGATTTATATGTTCAGTATCTTGCACTGCTATGTCGAATAGTTTTAGATCCATCACTTACAATTTATTTAGAATACAGTAACGAAGTTTGGAATGGCATCTTTGATCAGTGTCAATACGCTCAAAACGAAGGGACAGCGTTAGGATTACACCCTCAACCTTGGCATGCGGGTTGGCGTTATTATTCTCAGCGATCAATTGAAGTTTTTAACCTATTCTCAAACATTTACAACCCATTAAATCAAAGAAGACTCGTTCGCGTATTGGCAGGCCAAAGTGTTAACCCTTGGGTCAACAGACAAATCATGGATTGGCAAAATGCCTATGAGAATGCAGATGCTTTTGCAGTTGCTCCTTACTTTGGTGGGTCGTTAGGAAATCCTAGTAACTACCCACAAGCCTCTACGTTCTCTGTTTCTCACATTCTATCTCTCTGTCAGATAGACCTTGATGACAATCACAATGTGTATACTAGGCAGAATAGAATTGATACCACACAGAGAGGCTTACAGCTATTAGCTTACGAAGGTGGTCAGCACCTAGTAGGAGTGGGATCTGCACAAAACAATCAAGCTCTTACAAACTTATTTGTACAGGCTAACAGAGACCCAGGAATGCGTCAGTTATATTACAATGACTTGAATCGCTGGTTTGGGGAAGGTGGAGATCTATTCATGTTATACCGAGCCACAGGTGATCACGGTAGATACGGATCGTTTGGTTTGCTTGAGTGGCAAACACAACCTAGATATACAGCACCTAAATGGATGGGTGTAATGGATTATCTAGGTCGTTAGAGTTCATACTCAACACCATTGCCAAAGCTTGAGCCAACCTCAATGTCTACACCGAGAGGGACTTGCAGGTTGATACCGAAGTTCTCTCTCAGGTAGTAGTAGTTCTCAAGCTCATCCTTAACTATCTCTACCACGCGCCTAGTTTCATTCTTAGGTGCAATCAATTCGATGGAGTCGTGAACCGTGGCTACAACCTTAGCCTTTAGGTTTCTGAGCTTTTCAATCACACCCAGCATACCACACAGAAGAATGTCGCTAGCCGCAGATTGAATTGTGAAATTAAGCCCCTGACGAAAAGCCTCTCGACGAACACCCTTAAAAGGTGATCGAATGTTAGGCAAATGACGGTAACGACCAAAGATAGTCTTGGCGTACCCAAACTGTTTGATGTAGTCATCAATGGTTTGCATATACTTACCTACACCAGGGAATGCTCGCATCCAACTGCTGATGATCTCCTCCGCTCGTTCCTCAGGAATATTACGCTTTGATGCAAGCGTATAGGCAGTGCCTCCATACACCGTCAAGAAGCTAACTTCCTTTGCGATCTGTCGTTCAAGCTTGCTCACATCCTCAGGATCCTTGTTGAAGGTTAGACCCGCAGAATAACTGTGAAGATCTACGCCAGACCTAAAAGCCTGAATCATGTTTTGCTCATTGGCGACGTGAGCGAGAACTCGTAGTTCCATCGCCTTCATGTCGATAGTGATGAAATCGTGACCCTTGGGTGCCACCACGTAATCACGAATGTTCACATCAAGAGACTCTCTCGGCAGCGTGTGGAATGATACACCAATCTTATCATCCTTCTTCCTGCCAACGTTTGCACCCGAGTTGGAAATGCGTCCGGTCACAGTGCCATCAATGTTATACTTAACATACATCCGACTGTTACCAGTATTCTTCAGAGCAGTGCGAGCACCTTCAATATATACAGAGTGCAACTTGGTCAGCTTCTTGTATTCAGAGAATCGATCGAAGAACCTCTTAGCAGCCTTCAACTGATCGTCCGTCATGTTGTTTAGAACTGCCTTGGCAATGTTTACTTCTTCATTATTCACTCTTAAGACCTCTTGCTGCGAACTCTTCCTCGACCATAGACTTCACCTTGGACAAGGTCTCCTCATTCGTAGACGGAGCACCCTTTTTGGTGAACTCGAAAGGATACAGTCCGAGACCAAAGTCTTCAACCTGAATCCACTCACCTTTCTCATCTTTCACAAAAGAGTAGATAACCTTTACAAGCTGGCTGGTTGAGTTAAGGTTAGTCCCTTTTTCTAACCCAGCAGCATCGCGAAGGGCGGCGTCTGCAAGCTTGATCTTCTCTTGCAACTGAGCGTCCAATTCGTTCATCTTATCCTCGTCGATCAGCAGACCTTCATACTCCATGTCGAGGAATGCAACAGTGAGAGGTGCAATCAGTTTCTCATACAGCTTCTCTAGTTTCTTCTGACGTACTTCATCAAGAAGCTTCGCGTAGACCTTGGCAGTAGCGTAGGTATCCTTGGCGTTACCATCAGCACATTGAATGAGTGGAATGTTCTTCCAATCAAATTTCTTACCTTCAACTGTAAGCATTAGAACTTCTCGTCGGGAAAATAGTAGTAAACAAGATCAGCCAGAGACTTAGGCACATCCTCTTTATAAAGGTGCTGTAGAAGTTTTGTGTCGAAGATATTATACACCTCATCCACACCATACCGCTTCAAAAACTTAAGGTCGAAGCCTGCATTCTGCAAGACCTTTCGGTTCTTCCTATTACGCATCACATCGCAAACAAACGTCATGAACTGGCCCTTAATCCTGTAGCTGAGTTTTGCATCCTTGTGATCAATAGGCAGGACCAGAGTCTTTCCAAGCTCCCCCGTATCGCGATCGACCAGAGTCATAGAAACGGTATGAATCGTATCTTGCAGGAAGTTAAGACCTGTGGTCTCAATGTCTACAGCGACATCCAAATCAGTATCGACAAAGCTCTGATCGAGATCCTCAGAAGTGGTGGCCAAAGTGTATGGAACGCGAGCCTCTGTGGCCTTCCCTAAAAGCTCATTATTTACAGCATTCTCTAGGTCGGTTCTGAAGAGATATGCGTTCTTAGGTTCTGCTAGGACCTGAAAAGGGTGCATAATTGGCACTACCTTGAACTCCGTGTCTGCCTCCGTAACCATGGTATCACACTTGCCTCTAACTTTACTATCATCCTTAGCCTTCCCATACAGAACAGTGGTTGCAACCTTACCGCAAGCAAATACCATCTTAGGTTTAAAGTGATCAATAGTGTCGTGCAAGTGAACCTTACAGGTCTTCTTGATACCAGTAGACAGGTTGTCTGAGGTAATGGTGGGGCACTTTACAGCAGTGGTAAATGCAAAGGAAAAATCGTGCTCAAGCCTCAGAAGCTCTCGCGTAATGATATCTTCTTCTTGAGGGCGGAACGCCTCATACTGACCCTCAAATATCTTAGCTGAGTCCGAGATGAATAGAATATCTACAGGGGCATCTGCGTATTCGTAGTCTAAGATTGTGTGCCTGGGGATCTGCATGGTCAGTGCAGGGCATCCTTCACACTTAGGATTATCACCTTGAAAACTTAGCTGTGGCATAAGACTATGATAGTAGATGGCGAATTACATTGACAACAAGAAATTTGAGGAGTTAATTCAACTTTTCAAGTCTGGTGACAAGACCAAGGAAGAGGAGTTGTTCGCCATGTTCGACCTCTTAATTGATCGTTTGATTTTATCCTTCAAGTTCAAGGTAGATCTTGAAGAATCTAAACAAGAGTGCTTCCTATTAATACTTAAAGTCCTTAAGAACTTTAATAGGGATTCTGGTCAAGCCTTCAATTACTTTACAACTGTCATCTTGAATAATCTTCGACTTCTTTATTCTAAGAATAAAAGATATTCAGAGAAGTTGGAGGCTTACAAATGCCTTAAAGACGGGAACTATATTCCAAGTTCCGCGCCTACCGACCCGTTGTAAGTTACAACGCGAGGGAATGACTTGTGAATTACCACAAGCATTGGGAGTTGGTCATACCTTGAGAGGCATGATGTCGAGATAGTCTCTTTATGATGCTTGATGCAGGACTTAATCAAGTCTAGACAATTGGGCACTTTAAATATATCTATCACGTTCAAATCCGTAGTACCACCAGTGGGTAACCGATCATTAAAAAAGTTACACGGTTTATCCCACTGATTAGTAATCAGATAATATGATGTCTTTTTAGATTGAATGCTGGAGGACACCACTGACTCTAGGTGCTTAGTGTTCTTTATATGAACACTAGTAAAATTATTCTTCTTCTTGCTCATTTTTTTCCGACTCAGGGTTTTCTTGATTTTCCGCCTGCTGTTTCTTATGTTCTTCAATCATCTGCTGAATCTGCTCTGTCATTGCATTGCAGCCAGCAAAAAAGATTTGTTTATAGAACTCATCCTCAGGGAGTTGCTCTGGCTTAATTTTAGAGAAGTTCTTGAACCCCTCTGCTTCTTCTTTTGAAAACTTAATTTGAATCTTCATACGTCCTCTACTCCTTTCGGTTACTTTAATTTTAGCATCGTCTAGTGAAAATGATACTTTATCCATGAGTCTATTATAGTCTAAAGGATTAGATATGAAAGACGATTTTGATGTGTCACCGTTGAAGAAGAAGAAAAAAGTAAACTCTAGAGCTAAGGGTAACAGGTTTGAGAACAAGGTTGCTAAAACTTTGAATGAAAGATTCAATACCAAAGAGTTTTGTAGAACTCCTGGATCAGGTGCATTTGCTACAACTCATACATTACCTGAATACTTAAAAGTATATGGAGATTTAATTACTCCTCAAAAGTTTAAATACATCATTGAATGCAAGAAAGGATATAATGAAGAACAAGTAAGTGATTTATTAAATCCTAAATCAACAATTTCAAAAATGATAGCTCAGGCTCATCGAGATTCTAAAAAATCATCGAGAAAGTTTTTATTGATCATCGGTCAGAATCGAAAAGAACCCGTGGCTATAACTAACGAGTTGAATCTGCCAGTCAAAGGTCCAAGCTTCGTAGGATCATCTGGGGATGTACAAGTTGCAATGTTCAAGCTTGCAGATCTAATTAATATCGATGACAGCTACTTTTTCTTGAATGATGCCTAGAGCTTCTCTTAGACCATCCAAAGCCTTAACTATCGTTGAAGAGTTTTCTTTACTCTTTCTCTTGTCGTATCTTTGATTGGTAGCTTTATTTACAGATAATGTTGTTTCATTATTTACTATTGTTTTCTGACCTTTGGTCCTACTAGGCTTTGCGTTCGTGTTCAATGCAACGCTAGCATCACCAGAGGAATAAACTATTAAACCCTTTGAGAAATCAGACTTATTAGTATTGATATCCCAACCACCTTTACCCTTAACTATATCTCGAAGCACATCATTTCTTGAGAGTACTTGGCTTTCACCCGTGCTCCAACTAATTGCAGTCTCATTAAGCTTAGGATCGTCAGATCCACCAGCGTGATACATTTTTGATGCTAGCCATCTCTTTGCTGACTCACTTCTTTTAGGATCACCAGAGTTTAAATCATTCTCAACCTTTTTGTAAGTAAGCATGGTAGCTACTTCTTTTTGAAGTCTTTCGTAGAGTGCCCCAGCAGTGTAAGAATTGCCATACGTATTTTTCAAATATTCTAACTTTCTTTTGATTGTGGCTCGCTCGCCTTTAGTTAGCTGGTCATAAGTTGAGTTATCTGTGATTTGCTTATCCAGCATATCAACAAAAGTTTTACCAGCATCTGCTTTGATCTTTTCCCCACCCCGAGTAGTAACTATCGCCTCATAAGGAACCTTAGATATGTCTCTTGAAATGCTATCTATATCATCGTTATATTCTTGCATTTCGTTCCAAGCCTCTGATCTACCTCTCTTTGAAACTCCTAGGTCATCAAGCATTGTATTTATCAACCCTGCATGAGGACCGCCGTCCAAAGGTTCCTGCATCATTTCTTTCTGAGAATTCTCACTGCCTTTACCCCAGGTTACATGCTTCAAAGATTTGTATGCTTTCATACTTGTCTTGCATACAAAAATTTGATCATCACCACTAGAAGCTAGTCCAGATTCAATAGCGGCATTTTTCTCTCTTTCGGACATATGCCCCTTCTCAACCATTTCATCCAGAGTGGTTACCTGATAGTTATTAGGATTGAGTCCAGACTTCTCCAAGGCTTTTTTAGCTTTTTCTTCTGTTGAGAAGTATTCTCTAATATCCTGCCTATTGCCAAACCTTGTCTCCTGCCCTGCTTCAGTGATAAACTCTGGGTTTCTATCTCTAACAATTGCTAAAGATAACTCCAACATCCTCTTGTAAGTAGAACCCTGCTTATCACTTGTAAATAGTTCTTTCAAATTGTTTACAATCTCTGAGTCCTCTGGAGATAAGCCAGCAGTTTTCTGAACTAAGAATGCCGTTCTAGCAGCGTCACTTAGCTTCTCCATCTTTTGTCTAAGCTGTCTAGAAGCTAATGCTATCTCTTGTGCCAACCCTTCGGGTATCTGTCCTTCAGATTGTTTTATTTGATTAGCTCTGAGCATCAAGATCGCAACTTTTTGAAATAATTCAAATCCGGTTCCTAGAGTATTGTTATCAGACCCACCCCCTACATCATCACTTAATATACTAATTTCAGGAATACCGTCTTCGTCACAAGCTTTAAACGCCTCTTCGATCGTATCTTTCAACAAACCTTTATCATCGGTAAATACGAGAGCCTCAGACAAATCAGCATCCGCATAAGGAGAGAATACCAGTTCACCCCTACCTGTTTTTCTAATGTTTTTTGTAAACGCTTGTTGACCTGTTGGACATTCTTCTGTGGCCAGAGATCTCATCATGTTTTCTAAGGTTTCCGAAATACCAACAATTGAAGAGTCGGGTAATACGCCTTCTTCAAATGTAAACCCATCGAACTCTCTATTGTAAACAAGATATTTATTACTTTCAGAAAGTCTTCGCTCAAGGGATTCAGCACGACGCCCAAAGAAAGCTGATTTATACTTGGTGGCACTCTTACCAATGCGATCAAATGCACCTTGAATAAAAGCAGACATCCTGAAGAAAGCATTGCTAGCCGCTTCTCTAGCTTCTTCAGTATCAAATTGACCCTGACCTATACTTTCTCCTGCTACTGCTCCTTCTCCTGCAATTTTTCTTGCCTTCTCCTCTTCCGTTTCTTCTTTTTCAGGCTCGTCGCTTGGTCCTGCAAGCATGGTGAGTATAGCTGCGAAATCTTTTGGATTTTTACCTGAGGCTATGCTGTTTCCGTCCCAAGTTGCTAACCTTCCACCTACACGAATGCCTCCCTTGCTATAAGCTTCAACCTTAACCGTGGGCTTATCAGTATTTGGAGTTTTATTCTCAACTTCAAACTTCATAGTTTGTGCTGGTATGCCTTGCCCAACCTTACCAGCAATCACCTGAGAAGCTTTTTCAATGCGAGGATCGGCCTCTTGCTCCAACAGTCGAAGCTTACGACCGTGAACTTTACTAAAACGCTCCAGAAGTTCTGTTACAAAATCCATAACTTATAATAGACAAATAGCCTTCTCTCTTATTTAGAGAGAAGGCTATCTCAACTTGCAATAGAGGGTTTACTAGTCTCCCGTCTTAGTGTAATCAACGAAGTCGTAGCGGAATGTGCATTCGATCGTTGAGAACTCGTTTGTCGAGTAATTCTTTTCAGAGAATCGGACACCTGTGGGGTAGACTCCGTAGACCTCAATTTCAGCGTGAGGTTCCATGGTGTTATCAAGCTCCACAATCGTCATCTTGTTAGCCTTAAAGCCACCCGGTCTAGTGCCACCAGGAGCAGCAAACTGAGTCATATCACCTGTGATCGGGTCATAGATACTCTTGAACCAGTTCCACAGAGCAGGGGACGAGTCTGCGACATACAGGTTGTCGAAAGTAACTGTGATGTTTTCAGGAGTAAACTTACCAGGGTAGTACAGCCTGTCATTCACACGATCAACCACGATGTCTTCAACCGAAACGGCAACAGGAGAAACTTGCTTCGCAGCTAAGGTTAAGCTATCACCAGAGTTTGAGAAGCCTGGAGGAAGTCCTGCAAAGCGAACCTCAAACTGGTATGCCCTTACTGAATCGATATCTTGAGAGATTCTAGGCAGCGCATTACCTGCATCAAAGCCTCTGTTTTCTTTGTAAAAATTTGCCATAATTATTACCCGTTAATGGTTGCCGATTGGCTTGTGAGGTTAACTTCGAAGACAACCGTCTCAGCAACCTTAGTCGGCTTGATGCTTACCGAGCACCAAAGCTCGTTTCTATCAACTCTCAGAGGAGTGTTCGTGGTGGAGTCACACTTGACAGCACCCTCAGTAATGGCTCTTCTACCAATCAGATCGCTGAGGAAAGGACTAATAGCATTCTCAACCAACTCCCAGGTGAACTGATCGTTAGGCTCGAACTGGAAAGGCTTACCGAGCGAAAGCAATGTCTTTCGAACGAAGATCATCAGTCTACGAACGTTAACTCTGTCGAGCGCGGTCGGAGTTCTTTGAGTGGTTTTCTGACCGAAGATCACAATACCACCTGTGGGATCTTTCTTGATCGGGTTAAGAGCGTTAGCATATAGCGTATCTCTATCGCCTTGATTGAGACTTTGCTCAGTGTCAGTGGGCTTGGTTAAGCGACCTCTATTCAGGCCAGCAGGAGCAAACCAAGGCTCCGAAACGTTGTCAGTAAAGACGCATTGACGCGCAGCAAAGATCGCCGGATCATACCATTCTTCAGCACCAGCGAAGGAGTTAAAGACTTGAACCCAAGGCCAGTAAGCAGCAGCGTAAGAAGAGTTTACAGCAGCAGTTCTAACACCCTTACCGTTGAGCCAATCAACAGCGTTTTGAACACTGCCCAGAGCATAAGGAGGAGATATCAGAGCTAAGAAGTTTTTGGACGACTCAGCAAGCGTGATAAGCTCATTCTGAACATTATCATCTGTAATACCCGGCACCGAAGCTATTGAGATGTTCAGCGAATCATCGTCTAAAGCGTGAATACCTGTCTTGGTAGCGGCGTTTCCGATGATGGCAGTTTCCGAAGTCGAATCCGGTTGATCGGTCCCTGTAATACCATAGCCACTATCTCCACCACCCAAGTTGTAGGTGCCTTCAACCAGTTTAACAAACCTAGGCTTCTTAGAAGGAAGACCCGCATCAGCAGTCGAGGCAAGATCAACTGCCGTCTCCAGCTTATCACTGATTACATCTGGGAAACCCGTGTAATCGCTGGCGTCCGATTTCTTGAAAGCATTAACGTAAATGTAATCTGACTTAGCATTGAGTTCATCATTTTGAAGAACTTCCTCAAAGAAGTCGGCACCCGATGCAACAAGAGATCCGACAAAAGACTCGGCTTGCGAGCCCTCGTTGTTCACGACCACTCTATCTTTAACCGATCTGTTTTGAACTTCAACCGAAATTCCCTGAGTTGTACCGTCTCTTAAAGAGCTAAGGTTGTAACCAGTGCCAGGGTATAAGCTGTAAGCTTTAAGACAGACACTGCTAATTGTAAAGCCAGTTGTTTGGACAGAACTGGCGAGGTTGGGGTTACCGTCACCCGCAGGCACGCTCGAAGCATTCCCATCCGCATTTATCGGAAGGAATCTAAATCCAGAGTCAACGACACCAATTCCACCGTATGGCCCTGTGCTAGACAGTTGCATAGCAGCGCCTGACCCTGCAAACTTGGAGGCAAGCATCAGAGTACTACCACTCACAGCAGCATACACAGGCTGATCATCAACGAGAGTCGGATCAAAAGAGTTAAAGAGAACATCCTTTCTTGTTTTAAAGGTTGTCGAGGAAGCCGGAACAGTTACTAAACCACTAGCTTTAAATGTTCCCGTACCATCACTAACACTGTAGTAGATCGAAGATGGGGCAACTGGGTTCCAGTTACCCGAAAGTGCAAATGCAGGAGCAGCGCCCAATTCAATATTGGCGCTGGCCTCCAACTTGTCAGTGCCCGCAGCGCGAACAAAGTACAATTGATTCGTAGCTTCAAGAATTTCCAAAGCGCCTTCTAAGCCTTGACCAGGGATAGCGGAGTTAGGCTTACCAAAGTTTTTAAGAAGGTTTGCTTGGCTAGTGATTAGTGTGGGCTTGTCAGTGGGGCCTCTATCAGCAAACCCCACAATACCCACTACGCTGGAATTAACGTTAGGGGTGTAGATTGAAACATCATTCTCAAGAACTACAATGGAAGGACTAGTAGGTATTGCCATGATTAATTACTCTTTTTAGTTTTCTTTTTAGGTGCTGGAACAGAGGGAGCAATCGGCACCGGAGGCTCTTGCACATTGGTAACTTTTACCATTCTCCTCACGATAAGATTATCAAGAACTCTACCACCCCAAGAATCAGGAACTTCTATGCTAGACTTAGATCCTAGGAATCTTTGAAGTGACCCTTCAGGGGTTTCAAAGACAACGTAGATGCCCTGCATACTTGTATTCTTAACTACTTTCATATAAAGCTCCACATATATTTACTATTGCAGTCGTTTAAAAAGAGTTAATTTACTGTCCTTGTAATGATAGATTAGTAATAGTTAATGTATTTCCTGCTGCTATATCAGTGTCAGTCCCGATATCCCACCAAGCGTAAATTTCATTGTTGTTGGCAAATGTGAAAGGAGTAGCTTGGCTTGCGCCGCCCTGCACTAAAGCCACATACCTAGCGTTACTGAATGCTCCCGAAAATTGAAAGGCATTATTACCAGTAGCTAAAACTGCCCTAGCGGCGCTCGCCCCTAGCTGAGATGAGCTTGATACCTCAAAGTTAGATCCGTCGAAAGCCGCGTCCCTAACAATGGTCAGACCTGAGGTGCCCCCTAACCCAGGACTACCACTTGCTGTTGAGGGAAGAGAAGATACGACTGCACCACTAAGCGCCAAAACTGAAGTCGATGAAGTGTCAGCAGTTAGTGCGGAAGTCGCAGTGTTATTCAATAGAACAACTCTAAAAGTAGCATCCACTGCACCTGAGCAGAAGAACTCTTCAAACATTCTTTGTTTACCTAAGTTTGTCCAAACCATTATATAAAACTCCAATAATATTTAGCTTTAACTGTATTCAAAACTAACCTTAAAACATTAGGCATCAAAGTCAGAAGAAGTTGACATACTAGACGGCAAGCCTAAATTTATACCTACATCTTGTGTTGCAGTTCTTGAAAGAGTTATATCTATTTGACCGGGTTGAGTACTACTGTCAGAAATTAATTGTTGCAAAGATAATGTTAAATCAACTTGCCTATCATTCGATCCGTAGTCTAATCCAATATCGTTACCAGGAATTTCACCGTCCAATCCAGGATTAATAGTGGCAATGTATTGGTTAGATAATATGGTAACTATGGGTGAAACAGACAAATTAGTAGCAACCGAAGGCGGTGCGTCTTCTAGATCCTTATCTTGATTAGCAGCAGCAGCAGCAGCAGCAGCACGAATAGCAGCATTTCTTGCCTCATCGCTTACAGCATCTACACCGCGAGTCATACTTCTAGTGATATTAGGTCTTCCCCTCTCCACTATTGTAACGTTAAACGTAATGGGCATTATACGTTAAACTCCTTAATCTGACCTGTATTCGTTATCGCAAATTTAGGATTCTCAATATAGGTCTCCAAGCTTACAGTGATTGTTTTCTGTAATACTCTATCTTCAGTGTCCTGAACGGTTACTGCACCCACATCAGATTCACTCACTAGAAATAATTTACTTATTCTGGAAAATTGAGTTGTAAGCTGAACGTCTGGGTTAAACTTGGAAAATATGGTAGATCGCAACATGTCCAAATCGGCTTTGTACTTACACCATAGGTTTATCTCGTAGGATATATTAATGGGTCTTGGAGCTAAACTTAAAATTCTTCTTGCTCTAAGCTTCTCCTCATCCCAATACTTGTCGCTCACAACGACTGGATTATATCTTCTTCTGTTGTCATCATTAAGAGTTTCAGTTTCAACAACTGTTGTCATTGGAAGTATTAGTGTATTGTCTGCCTTGAGCTTGCCAGCAATTCTTTCTGGGTTTCCATAGATACACTTTACTTGAACTTTTTTACCATTACCATCGATGTAATGTAAATTACCAAACTCTGCTAGAATGGATCTGAGACTCTCTCGATACACGTTATCAATGACAGGACGAATCTTATCGTTAGTCATTTCTAATACTTGTTTTTTAAGACTCTTGGACATTAGTAAGGTCTGCCTCCAGTATTATCCGACCTATCAAAGTAATCCTCGTTGTGAATATCTTGAGTATCTCGGAGCACCTTAGCATGAACTAATAAGTGGTAAACGCCATAAGCTTCAAAGCTATCTTCTTGAACTTCGTATACTTCAAACTTAATATCTTGAAACTCAGGCTCAAGAACGTCACCGATTTCTATTGGTGACCCTAAGATATTCTCAACATATGATTTGTTAAAGTTAAACACTTGATCATATTGAACCTCAACACCGAACTGAGAAAGGTTTTCTTCAATCGGTCGAGGATCAAAGTGACCCCACACAACCATAGGTTCAGGAGATATGGTTTTTTGACGAGACTCCATATAGATATCGTCTACGTCATTGCTCTTAACATATTTGTAAACCTTGATCTTCGAACCAGACAACTTAATGTTCTCAGAATCTATCATGTTAAATAGATTCTTATCGTTCTTCTTTTTGAATAACGATAAACGAGCATCCCTTTCATCAGGAATGTTAGTCGGTGGTGTGTTTACTTTATATCTCATTAGAAGATGTCAAATAAAGGAGGAGCCTCGATTTCTGACATAAGCTCTTCAACTAATGCTTGTTTCTCTCTAGAGGCTTCTTGAGACAGGATATCACCGTTAAGAATGGTGCCTCCTCCAGGACCTGGGAGAGTCTGATACTTGCTTCTAATACCCCCTAAAACTTCCTTAGCTAATGCAAGTGTATACCTCTGTAACCAACTCTTGTAAGCGTGGTGTAAAGTATTTGGATCAAAAGCTCTGAATTCTAGGATGACATCTTCATCATTCTCTTCAGGGACAGGAAATAACTGAAGGAACTTATTATTGATAAGTTGCCATGTAGACATTTGACCTAAAACATTCTTAACTTGTTTTAGGTATTGCTGCATAAGAAGATACTGGCTAACATTATAATTGTTAAATAAGCCAGTATTCGTAAAAAACATGATAGCAAAATCAAACTCAAGTGAGCCAGGGTTTGCACCAAACTTGAAGAAGTCTCGTCGATACCAAACATCGTTTAGGTTATCTGCAATTTCCTGAGGAAGATCGTAGACATTAACGCCGCTCTCTGTTTTAAACACAGCATATTGCGTCATCCAATCAGGAGCGTGATATTCTAGTTTGGAAATCGCCTCATCAATACAGATTTGGATCTGAAAGTCATCAAGCTCAACATCAATGATCGGATGCCCTAACTTAGCAAGGACATAATCTTTGATTGTCCTATTAAAAGTCTTAAACTCATTTACGTCTTTTGCGTCCTTGTTGTTTAAGTCTTTATCTTTGGGACTCTTATAGTCTTTGAGTTGATCGCCCCCATAAACTCCATAAGAGGAGCCATAAGATCTAACAACTGGTACTCCAATTTTACTAGGCATATCAATATTATTTACCCCAGAGATACAAAAAAGGCTCGGATTAAATCCGAGCCTTTTTCAAACACTATCTAACCGTTAAGGATTAGACGGTGTAGGCACTACCAAAGCTCTTACCATCGTAAGCAGCCTGACGGAAGATTTGCGGTGTCAGGAAGTCGTTGCCAAGACCCACAATTCTGATCACGCGGTAGAAGCGCGAAGCAGGTTGCACAGCGACCTTGCCGTAACGAGTCAGGATACCCTTTCTCGGCTGGAAGGTCTCAGGATCCACAACCGTGTCCAGAGGCTGGAGCGGGATGTACGGGCAGTAGAAGAAGCCAGCGTCCATCGGGCTGTTACCCTTGTAACCAACGATGATCTCGTCTTCTGGGAACATCGGATCAACGATAAGGTCGTACTTACCAGCGAACTTACCAACGTATTGGATTTGATCGCCGCCCATGTTGGTCGGGCCATCCTCGCGGGCGAGGCCACCCTCAAGTTTCGCAGCCGACTCAAGCATCGAAGCGATGATCGGGGAGGTGATCAGAACGTTACCAGGACCACGCAGGGTCGTACGGTAGATGTCCGTGCTCGCAAAGTTGATCAGAGCCAGAACGTTCGAGAACGCTTCGCCCAGGTGACGCGGAGCGAGACTTGTAGTAGTCGCACCCGGCGCAGCCGTGATGAAGTTCTTAACGTCCATGACGTAGATGTTCGAGTGACGCTTCAGGATACCCGTGCCAGCAGTCTGAGCACCAACATTCTTCTGATCGTTCGCCAGAGTCGTGTCGAAGTCGTACTCGTAAGCACCAGCGGTGAACGTGCCACCCGCTCTCGAACCCATGCGAGCATCGCCGCCGATGCCGGGGAAGTTATCCGCACCACCCTGGTAAAGCGACTCAAGGTAGAAACCACCCATATCGCTGAGAGTGCCGGGGCCGTAAGCGATCATACGAATGTCTTCGATGAGTTCACGATCGATTTCGAGGTTCATTTCCTTCGACAGAAGATCCGTAAGCTCGGCTTCCATGTCCAGGTTGTGGTAAGCCTTCAGGTCTTGAGCGGCTTCCAGCGTCCAAAGGGCTCTCATCTTACGCTCACGCGCTTGCACGGTTTGCTTTTCGATGTGAAGGTTAACCTCAGGAATCTCGGTGTTCTTCAGTCTTTCAGCCGACGAAACCGAGTAACCCAGGATCGACGAAGCCTCAGGGAATCCAGCGATCTGACCACCCATCGTGGTCGAGGGCGAACCGTTCTGAGCCGCAATGACGTTCGAGAGGTCGAAACCGGAAACGCCAAGAGTGCCAGCATTCAGAGCCGAGGCCTGACGAACCTCATCCGAGTTCCAATCAAGCTTGGCCGCAGCGCCAGCAAGTTCGTTCGACGACACAGAGCCGATCGGCTCGGCAACCAGACCCAGCGGGGTAATGTTGAACTTCGAGTACACGATGTTCTCCGTGCCACTTACTGCACGCGAGTTGCCCATGTAGAAGATTTGCGAAACCGGGCCGTCCATCGTTTGCGTGGCGCCGATCTTGTTGAAGATCAGTTCCGGGTACATACGGCGGATCATCGGGAAAGCGAACTTCTGGAATGTGCCGATCTTACCAGTAGTGGTAGCCGTGTCACTGAGTTCTTCGTCCATACGCTGCTTTTGGAATTCCTTAGCTTGGTTTTCAAAAAGGCGAGCCGTCTGGTACGCGACGTGATCATCCGAGATACCTTCAAGGAGTGGATCCCAACGCTTCAATAACGAATCTCTATCTAATGCGGTCATAATTAACCTCTGTAACTATTGAGTTTTTCTAACACGCTTTGGTTGATCCACTCATTACTGTGGTTAGCGTGGTTTTCATTCAACTTTTCATCAGATTCCTTCACTTCGAAGTTCTCTTCACTGATGACGAGTGCCGTTTCCGAGAGTTTCCTCTCAGCGTTAGCCGATTCTTGCAAGCTTTCCATTTCATTATGAACAGTTTGCAATGCCTCTTCTAACTTTTGATTCTTATCGTTTGCAACCTTAGCTTGACGTTTAAGGTTAACGTTATCCTTGAGAAGCTTATCAACCTGACGCAACAGAGCTTCATTCTTTTCTTCTTGCTGCTCACCAAGGGTTGCGAGAGCGGTCATACCGTTCATCTCATCTTGATTTGTAGTCTCTAAAGCAAACATTGAACGGACGGTTTCGAACATTTGAGCGTTACGGAAAGTCTCGTTCTCAAGCTCAAGCTCCTTGAGGGCTTGCTCTTTTAATTTTTCAATGTTTCCACGAATAAAAGATTGAACCTTCGTAGATAGGTTACTAACTTCTTCTTCGACGCGCTGCTCGACAAAGTCAGCGCAAAGCTCAGACATCTTGCCCAGGACATTTTCATCAAGGCCCTCAGGAAGATGTTCAGCCATCGAATCTAGGATTTTACTTTGTTGCGACATATTAAACCTCTATGTAGGTATTTAGGGTATTTGAATTATTTTAATAATAATTATTTTATTTATCCTTGCATTCCGCCTTTTGGGCTCCTACCCTTAACAAGGCCAAGATTTATCCTTGCTTGTTTCATCTCACGGCTGTCTTCGGGGAAATGCTTGGCGAGCCTAGCGTCGAGTTTTTTAGCTGCTTTTGTCGGTCGCCTGAAGACTTTGTCTACGCCGACTTTCACAGGTTCCCTACGTTCACCTGCCCCCGTTTTAGTTCCGGGATTAACTATCTTGGCCTTCATGGCCTCATCTCTTCTGATAAAGTTTTTGTAAGCTTCAAGAATGGCGACACCGAGAATTTGATTGGAATCGTCTGACCTCGCAGGCGTGGCTGACTTCTTAGGCGCGGCTGGCCTCTTAGGCGCGGCTGGCTTCTCAGGCTTGGGAAGTTTACCGCGAAGCATACCTGTTAGAAACTTTGCAAACCCTTTTTTACCTGTAGCTCTAGCGGTATCCCTAATCATGGCCCCAGCCATTCTCGCCCTGTCGTCATTAGATACAGTTGTACGTGGCTTTGTACCTCGACCTCCCCGAGTGTCGCGCCCCGCGCCCCCAAACTGTGCGGAATAATCTCCACCTCGTGCTGAACTTTCACTCATTTCTTCTTACCTTTCTTTTTACCACCGGGTGTCACCTTACCACTGCAAACAGCAGATGCATACATGTTAGCATATGCTGATGGGTAAACAGCGAACTTGCTCTTCGCAGCCGCTTTACCTCTAGCGCAAAGAGTCTTTTCAATAATCGCACCAAAGCGTTGAACCGACTCTTTTTTAGAACTCTTATTCTTAAATGTAGAAACCATGGTTGGTTTGCCTCCTGGATTACCTGCTGCTCTTTTACGCTTAACAGCAGATCTTCTTTGACCCTTACTCATGCTAGCCGCTTTTGAAGCAGGTACGCACTTTGGATAGCCTTTACGCTTCTCGCCCTTTTGACGACCGCAAGGTTTGAAGCCTCCACCCTTCTTAGGAGCGCCGATGTCAACCCATCTTTGAGCAACCCACTTGCGTAAGTCTTCGTAGATAAGAGACTCATTGGCCTCGCTTTTTTTATTCAATAATGCTCTAAGCCTTTTAGCTTGACTGGCATGGAGTTCGACAGCCTTGTCCAACTCCTTTGCAATTTTATCTAAAACTTTAGACTTGTCGGTCATTTCTTAGGTTCCTTAGGTTTCTTATCATCAGGACCATTACCATTACCATTGGCATCAGATGCATCAGCAGCACCTTCGGACACGATAGAACGTAAATTTTGCATTAGGGCTGTTGCAACCAGAGTTAACAACGCTGACGCAACTGATACTTGATCACTTGGTAATGCACCAAATCCAAGCATTGCAATAAAGCCACCAATTAATAAAACAAGAAGAGCAGGCGTTGTGAGTGCAATGTTAGTACGAGCTTTCTCACTAGCACTCTGAGACAGTTTCAACTTAGTTAATTCAAGCTGAATCTGATCTCTTTTAATTGCACGTTCAGCAGCCTTCTCCTCTCTCTCGCGAGCGACGACAGCTTTGTATTTTTCACGGGCGGCTCTAGCCTCCTCGCGTTTCATTTTCAATGCTGCTTTTTCGTCTTTCACAATAAATGTCTGCTTTGCGTTGTTGTAATCTTCATAGTCTTCATGTTTGGGCATGGTTCATTCCTTGGGTTTAGTTAGTTCTTTTTAAATTGGGCAGCGTGCTCCTGCCGGTATTTTTCTTGCGCCGCCTTTTCTTCACGGGCCAATCTGGCTTTTCTTGCTTCAGGGCGCTCAACTTTACCTTGATCTTCAACTTCCTTGCGAACTCGCTCTCCCTCACCAGGGCGATACGCTTCGTGATATTTGTCACCCCAGCAAGCCTTTTTGAATCCCTCTATGACAGTCGCTCTGATGTCAATTGAACTATCTTCACGACGCTCGCCAGCTTGCTTTGCTGTAATATTCTTTGCAAATGAGGTTTTATTAGAGCCATGCTTCGCTTTAAGCTTACGCTTGAGTTGAGCTTGAGTTGGTGGAACATTTGATTGAGGTTCTCCTTGTGCTCTTTGTGCGGCTCGTCTACCCTGTGCTACTGATCCAAACATTCTTCTGTGTCGATCTCTCTGCGCTTGCCTGTTTCTTCTTTTCACCTCTCCCATTTCATCGTAACGGTCACCCCAACAAACATCTTTGAAAGCCTCTAAAACAATGGCTCTAATGTCTATTGAGCTATCTTCACGCGGCATACGTGCTGACTTACCAGGATTTTTCTTTTCGTATTCGGCCCTGGCTTTTAAGTAGTCCTTCGGATCTTCCGTAGGATTCTTACCTCTCTTGTATGTCTTTTTCTGATCGGGTGTCATGTCTTCTTCGTTCTCACCCATAGATTTTTTCTTCTTACCTTTCTTAATAACTCCACGACCCATGAGAACATCTTTCATGGTGACCTTACCATCACCACTTAAATCAGGGAAAGATTTCTCGTCCATGCTGTCGTCCTCACCTCTAAGCATTTTAAAGTCTTCAGCATCAATCTTGTTATTCTTATTCTTATCGAGCTTCTTTTGTTTACCCTTAAGAGCTTCGCTAATCTTGTTTTCAAGCATGGTAAGCAAGACACGATCTTGCTTATGCTTAGTAACAATCTTTTGAGCACGCTGACTATTCTCACGAATGGATTCTGTAAGCTCAGGGAACGCACCTCTGGTGGAGGGATCCGATACAAGGTCAAATGTGATTAGCTTAAAGTCCTCGTTGACAATCTTACCTTTAATACCCTCCGTAACGCTACCTACACCACGGCTAGAGATGCCGATCTTCACACCGTCATTGATGAGAGCCTCAACAATCTTTCCGTTAGGAGTTGAAAGAATCTCGCATTCACCCATTACCGATCCATCTTTAGCAATGCTCAAACCAGTGATAAGGTGAGAGGCTTGCGAAAGATGGATAGCATCGTTAGAGGGGTGATCAAGAGCACCGACCAGAGAGCGGTCACCGATCTTCTCTTGAATCGCTTTTACCTGCGACTCAAGGATAGCTCGCGGGTAGATTCTGCCATTGTTGTTCTGCTCATCGCACTGCTGGAATTTACCACGAAGGCGAAGTCGGGTATTACCCTCCGTGCCTTCATTAATGACTTCTACTTTCTCTAAAACATTGCACTCTACGAGTAACATAATAAATCCTATTTTTGTTTACGAGACCAGTATTTCTTGCCTCTAAATTTATCTGACCTTTGCTTACCATGCCGCACTAATGTTCTAACGGCATACTTTTTAACATCTGCAAATTTGGAAGGGATAGATCCAGGAGAAAAACCTTTAGCAACTCGTCCACCGACCGCTTGCTCATTATCTGTGCCCCACTTACGCTTTGTTATGACATACAGACGATTTGAATTTTTGGTGGAAAATATCTGACCAACATATCCTTTTCTTAGTGCGTTTGTAATAGAGTCATATACCTTAACGCGAGACTTGGAGGCTTTGGTTTTAGCTCCCCCCTTTCGCATTTTGGATCTACCCTCAGCGGAACCTTGAGCTTTAGTGGCTCTTGTTTCCCTAATTACGCCTAATAAGTCCATGCTTCTTTTTCTTCTTCTTCATTGGACCAGCACCAATCATGCCAGTCGTAACCATCTCATTAACCACCTCTTTAGCTTCTATGATTAGACTTTTAAGTCTTTCAACAAGACTTTCGACTTTCTCTTTTAGAAGTTGAGCTTCATCAATAGAGTTAGCTTCTTCAATTAACTGCTGTTTACGAGCAGGGTCAGAGGCTTCATTTAGAGCCTCTGAGAAACCTAAAACTTTATTGACATACGAATCAGGCACAACAACGGCTTTTAAGCCGTCGTCAATGATCGGATCAGAATTAGTGACGATCTCCTTCACGGGAGCCGTCTGAGCTAAAATACCTTCCGTAAGAGCTAAAAGATTTTTAGTGCTAGCACTCATCTTTTAGCCTCACTTCTTGTCTTTCATGTGCTTTTTAAGTTGCGGCGGGACTTTGCCTTTTTTGGCTTTGTCATCGTCGTCATCCTTTTCTTCCTTCTCATCTTCATCTTCCTCTTCGTCATCATCTTCCTCTTCAGCTTCCTCAAGGAACTCACCGTCCATTTCAAGGGCCTCGTTGATGGTGCCGAGAATGAAGTCAACGCACTCTTGCATTGCCTCTTCCGAGATCGGGGCGTCTAACTCTGACTCGCAGAGAGGACAGACATGCTCTTCACCGCACGCTTCTTCAACAACCTCCACCTCTTGAGACTCGTTTAAGCCATCAGCGGTAGCCAGTTGGTTAGCGGCAAGGATTTTGCCGACGAAATCTTCATTTACATCAATGTAACGCATAGTAGTATACTCCTGTATCTATATGTATTTACTTTAGATATTTAAAAGTAATAAAATTATCTTAGTATGGGCCTAAATTCTTTTCTATCGCTCTCTTTTACAATAGTTTTATCATCTTCTTGAAGAGCGACAGGCTTATTTGAAATACTTTTTTGAGCATTTTTTATCTTGATATTGCTTCTGTCCCCGTTTACCAGAGCTTTAATGTAAGTATCATAACTATCATACATTAGCTCTCCAATTCTAGAAAATGGCATTCTACTGTAAACGTCAAACCACAGGATCTCAGAAGGCTGATATTCGTCAGCTATGAAATCTAAAATATCTTTAGTTAAATACGAGAGGCCGTGAGAACTTACAGTGGTTTGGTTGCTGGATATCTCACCGTTTTTGAAAAACCTAGATGAGAAATTCTGAGGATCAAAACGATATCCAAAATTTTGAATGCTCCCTCGTTCAGCATGACCTATACGTTCGGTGCCATCATCATTAAAAATATTGTATGTCTCATAAGGAATAGGATTGTCGGTCTGCAATCCAGGGGATGGTGCCGCACCAAATGATAACTCCCTAACTACAATATCTTCAAAACTAACCACTTTAGAAAAACCATTAAATGGGTTAAAGTTGGAGCCCGCGCATGGCACCACCACAAAACCAAAAGGTATATTTTTAGGTAGATTTAAGTTGGCTAAACGGTCAGGAGTGTCTTGAAAGTTTTTTAGACTTACATCAAGCATCTTGGTGTCGAACGAAGATGTATCTAAAATATACCTATACAAAGGATCTCTATAATCAATCCTTAACTCAGGGACACTAAGAGCATTATTATTTAAATGCTTTTGAATCATAGAGTCATCAGATATTCTAGAGTATTTAGCAGTGTAATTTTGAACAAGATCTTCTGAAGACAATTCTGCGCTAACTGAATCTAAGTTAAGTCCAAAATAAAGAGGGGTTAAGCTGTTCGGCCCTGAATCGTTTTTAACAAACTCATTAGCATTCGATGTTGATGATGCAGTTATGACTATGCTCTCGGATAACCCCAATAGATTTAAACTGTTATTCTTTATTAGTGCTGGTGAGTAGTATGAGTTGTCTACATCGTTCAACGTATTTAAAGGGACATGCTCATCAGCTAAGTTAACAGTGTCAATATAGTAGCCACCTCCATCACCTAAATTAAGCCTATTCGTAAGACCTATGCTGGGAGGTGTAGAAGCACTAATTGTGCTACACGGTGTTAGCGGTATTCCTTCATTAGGAACTTCTAATAATTTCTCGAACCCATCCACCCCTTTAACACTAACCTTGATATTGAGGTCTTCATTTAAAAATCTAAATCTATTAAGTTGAGTGTCTCTGAATTCATTCTTGTTTCTCTGCCCTAATCTAAACTCTTGATTTTTTGCAAAGTTTAAAGTGAATTTTTCATTGAATTCTTTGCTGTCTGAGGGTTCGATATCAAAGAACTTTTTAGTTTTTTGAGACTCGTAAACACTTATATAATAGCTTGGGTTAAACTCATCGATAGTGCCCTCCAAAAGATGTTTTCTTATTACTCTTGTAAAGACATCTAATCCAATAACCTTGCCCGTGACTGATCTGATATTTCCAAGAGCCTCTGCTAATTTTGTATTTAAACTAATTAAAATACCCTGATCAGTTAGGTTAGTTAGTAATGTCTCATCCCATATTTTATTGTTCTCGTTTTTAAATCTCAACAACTCCGCAACTCCTGCATTGCATTGATTTTTAAATATGTTAGTATTTAAATTATTTGATACTATTTGAGAGGTCGCAGGTTGTTCAATATTAAAAAAGTTTAATTTGGGATCGTATAAGCTAGGCGAGAATCTTCCAGGAACAGATTGAATTGGTTCGTTGGGAACAACACTATTATTGACTGATATGGTAGATCCATTTGTAGATGTTAAATTTCTATTAGCCATTTGAACAGAAGACTCTACAGAGTTTGCAATGCTGTTTGTTGGATCTATAGTAAATACTGAGCGTCCAAAGCCTGCTGGGTCTGCCGGGGGCTCACCCGTAGGACCGGCAGGACCTCCAGTAGTGGGACCGGCAGGACCTCCAGTAGTGGGACCGCCAGGACCTCCAGTAGCAGGACCACCAGTAGTGGGACCGGTAGGAACTCCAGCGGTAGGGCCGGGAGATCCTCCAGTGGTAGGGCCGGGAGATCCTCCAGTAGTAGGGCCACCAGTACCACCAGGACCACCAGTGCCACCAGTACCCCCCGGTGTCACAATCGAGCAGTCATCTCCTACATAGGTATACGGATTACAATTATTTTCGCATTCTTCTAAAGTTGTATACACACATTGACCCACAACGACAATATACCCCGCCAATTGCCCGTTTGATGCAGAGTCCAACGCACTTGCCCCAGGCACAATTCCTGGGACTGTCTCCGGTGTACACTCACCACAACTTCTAAATACTTCTATTGTCCTAACAGGATTTCCCTGAGAAGCTGCCTCTAAATCTTCAGGACAAACAAACCTTACCTCAGTGCATTGAAAAGTTGTACGAGAGGTTGGGAATTGCACAAAAGGTGTATCTGGCGGAATTATGGAGGAAGGTGGAGGAGGATTGCTAGTTGGTGTAAATGGCGGTATTGGATCCTTTGGGGGATCCGGCACCAGAACTGATGGCAGAGTAGGGGGCTGCC